TAAACTGACGTACGGGTAACCGTACCGGGGGTTCGAATCCCCCAGCTTCCGCAAGATTCTCTAAATAAAAAGAGCTAAGTTTTATAGACTTGGCTCTTTTTAAATCTATCAAAAGCCGGTGGGTTCGTCTAACGGTTAGGACACATGCCTCTCACGCATGTAATACGAGTTCGATTCTCGTACCCACTACTCACTGATTATCAGCCTCTTACTTAATTGTAGGAGGCTTTTTTATTGCATTTCTTTTCTTTCAAAGTATCGTTTTTGCATGGTTTTTAAGGGTATTTTCAAGTAGTTCAATGCAAATTTAATGCAAATTATTTGCTGCTTTACAAGCTACCTCTTCCCTTATTCATCGGCATATATACACTAAAACGATAAGAATATGGCAACAGTTTATTTTCATTTAGACACACGCAGAAAAAAGAATGACGGTTCTTTTCCCATTAAATTGTACCTTAGACACAAAGGACAAATAGTATTAGGAACTGATTTCAGCGCTACTCCCGAAACTTGGACAGGAACGGAGTATAACAAAAGCGCAAAGAATTACAAAGCTAAAAACGTAGCAATCCGCAACCTTATTAACAGAGTTGAAATGATAGTAGTCATACTAGACAACAATCAAAAGTTAAAAGGAATGAGCGATAAATCGCTAAAGGAATACATTGTTAGGTCTATAAAAAACGAATCAACTAGCAAAACATTCATAGAATACATAGACGACTTCATTTCAACAAAAACAAAACAAAATACAATAGATACCTATATAACAACTAAAAATAAGATCATCGCCTACGATCCGCAATGTACGTTTGAGACAATGACAAAAAAATGGCTAGAATCATTCGAAAAATGGATGTTAGATAATGGATTGAAAATAAACTCCTGCTCCATCAACCTAAGAAACATAAGGACCATTTTTAATTATGCAATTGATAATGACGAAACTGAACTGTACCCGTTCAGAAAATTCAAAATAGCAAGAGAGGAAACTAGAAAGCGCTCATTAAAAGCGGAACAGCTTATTACACTAAGAGATTTCAAAGGAGAAGAATATCAAAAGCAATACCAAGACATGTTCATGCTAATGTTTTACTTAATTGGGATAAACGGAATAGATTTATTTCATTTAAAGGGTATCACAGATGGACGTATTGAATACAAAAGGGAAAAGACTGGAAAACTTTATTCTATAAAAGTCGAGCCGGAAGCAATGGAGATAATAAACAGGTATAAAGGGAAAGAATATCTTTTGAATATATTGGAAGATAACAACTATAACTATCGAAAGTATATGACGGCAATGAATAGAGGACTGCAAAAACTTGGCAATTTCGAAAGAAAGGGACTAGGCGGGAAAAAGATTAGAGACGTTTTGTTTACTCAAATTACGTCGTACTGGGCGCGCCATACATGGGCAACAATTGCCCATAAGATAGGAGTCTCAAAAGATGTTATATCCCTTGCTCTAGGTCATGAGTATGGCTGTAAAACCACAGGGATTTATATTGATTATGATTTAGAAAAAGTAGACAAGGCCAATCGACAAGTATTAGATTACATAAATTCATTAAAATAATTCACTTAACGCTTGCTTAATATACAAACGTATATTATCTTTGTAAAGTCAAATTAAAACACATAATAACAATGAGTAACGAAACAGATTATCTAATTAGCTTGTTAATGCAGAACAAAGCGAAAAAGAAAATGCTCGATTTTGTTTTTGAGAATAACAGCGATGCAGATGAAAAGAAAATGAACGCAATTCTCGATGAGAAATTAAGAGTTGAAAAGAATATCGAAAACATTGAGAAAGCATTGAAAGAACTAGAAAAGTAAAAATCTTCTTCCCAGAAATGGGAGGAATAAAAACTATAAATATGGAAAATTTAAAAGATGAATTAAAAAAACTACAGGAGCTTCTAAACAATCCGACACCGGAGAATGAGGCTATGTATCAAAGTAAGTTTATCGAAATAAAGAATAAATTTACCTCTAAAGAGAATGCAAATATTATAGCCGATTTTATCCTTAACGGATATAAAGAAGTCAATGAAGAATTAAAGGAGATAGAGCACGAAATCAGTGTGCGCAAACAATTAGAAGAAGTTAAAGACGTTATATCTTTGTCGTATATCGCTAAGAAATATTTCGGTAAGTCCCGGCAATGGCTAAATAACAGGATAAACGGATGTATCGTCAATGGGAAACCCTGCAAGTTTAGTGAGGAAGAAAAGGAGCGTTTAAACTATGCTTTATCGGATATATCTAACTTATTAGGCTCGATCCGCATACTCTAATGCGTTTTAATTTGACACTAACCCCGCAATGTGAGCCGTTGCGGGGTTTTCTCATTATTAATGTAATCTTTATTGCATTTTGTCATTAATATAATCTCTAAATGGTTTATAACTAACCCCATTCGAAAAATCTACAGTATGATTGTTCAAAAGTAACATTTCTTGCTTACCCTCAACAACAGCAATGTCTTCATCCTCCTTTTTTCGTATCTTACCATAATAATACAAACAAGTTTCTAGACTTAATATTCTATTAAACAATATTATTGTTGAAAAACCTATTTTAATATTATCATCTGAAAAATCCACTTCAAAAATCCTTTGCCTATGAAAATAGGGGTACCTAATCTATATTGGATGAATTCATTGCAATAATATACACTAAGAATTGCGTTCATATCTGCACAGATTTCATATCCCAAGTTAATAACTATCATTTCATCGCTCCTATTTTCCCCAATATCTAGATCATACCTGTGTCCTTCAAGATTTTCGAGATTTAACTTTATCATATTCTTTTCATCAATACTTAATGAAAGAGGGGAAAAACCTGAAATTGAATAAAAAGTTGCAATATTTTTTCTTGTTGTCAAAGTTGGTAAATTTAAAGCAATACCCATTATAAACTGAAAATTGAATACAGATCTTATAACCTTAAATCCTATTTGAAACAAAACTTTACCGATCTTAGTCAAGACTAAAGACAAAAGGGAATAATAGTTAGCAGCATTTTTTGCTTTATATAGTTCCATTTCTTTCCTTGTTAATGCTCCGTCATAATGTGCTCCTCCATTTCTATCTGCCATTATTTTAATAACTTCCCATATTTTAAACCTATATCCTTTACAAACTATAATATCTAACTCCATCCAATCTCTCAAAGAAATTCTCTTGAAATTTTTCCCTGTTGGATCTATTGTAGTATCAAATAGGTGAGAGAAATACTGATTATCTCTATTTTTATAATGGTATTCACTTGTGTATACTTCTAAATCACAATTCAGCTTTTGGGCTAAGTTAAATATGTTAGTTGGTATATTTCGTGTTTTTCCTGTTTTATCAACGGTATAATTTTTAAGGTTCCCGTTTTTATCATGTGGTAAAACAAATATGGCTCGTAATTGACCAGATAAAGGAATTACATAATAATCTTTCCCTTGTTCCACAAAGTCGATAGCATCTTTTATGAAATGTAACCCTTTTAATATCTCTGTGTAACTTAAGTACAACGTTTTTTCTACATCTTCACCCATATTTAATATATAAATTTCCCCCAAATATATAAAAAATAAAATGCACATACAAGAGCAGTAATAATATTACACTTCTAAATATTCTGCTTAATTTTTATTTAATCTACCTAATATCACTTGCAATACATACATCAACATGTACACAAAAATAACAATTACCACCCATCTACCCAACTCCATTTTAATAGATTGCCATCGGCTTAACTGTTTTTCGACCGGGTAGGGAGTTTGAATAGAATCGGTTTTAACAATCGTGTCAGTACGATTCATTGTTAGGTAGCGATACAAATACTTATATTTGTATTGATAAACCGTATCACCCTTCACGAGCATATAAATACTGTCTCGTTGATAGACGCTATCAAACCGGATGCTATCACGCGTCTTATATTCGGTGCGCACGGACTCAACCGGGATGTATTGAGTTCGGCAGGACACGAAACATATTGCTAATATCAGCAATATGATAATATAAATCAGTCGTTTCATGGTCGAACTACTGTATTACGCAAGAAATTAGGAAACTCGGAGCGTACATCAAAACAGGGGCACGCCTTAATATATTCTTTCGGCTCTACCTCGCCGCTTCCGTCCAGATCGGGCGAAGTATCACGATGTCCGAGAACCTCGATAATATCATACTCCTTGCAAAGTTCTGCAACTAGTTGCCGCAATGTTGCCTTTTGCGATGGCGTCCGTGTATCTGCGGGTTTTCCATTTGCATCCAAGCCGCCGATGTAGCAAACACCGACACTATGTTTATTGTAAGATGATTCGCTAAAACCTTTCGTATTACAGTGCGCCCCGTCAACCGTTAAAGATCGCCCTTTTTCTATCGTGCCATCAATCCGAATAACATAGTTATATCCGATTTGGTTAAATCCGCGCGCCCGGTGCATACGATCAATATCTTTTGCAGTTAAATCCTGCCCGGCACGTGTAGCTGAACAATGGATGATAATCGAGTCTATTTTATTCATTGCTTTCCTTTTTGTTTTGATTTTTAATTGTAATTGGTCTACGTGGTGGAGTTCTCCGGCTGCACTCGCTGTCTGGTCTGTCACATCGGTTATGTTCCGCATCCTTCAAAGCTAATTCAAGCTCGTAGTATTTACGCATCCAGTCTTGACACTCTGCCTGTGCGGTTCTCCATTCGCGATAAATCGTATCTACTTTCTCATCCCGTTGTTTTAATCGCTCGTCGTATCTCTCGATCTGCTTGTTGAGATTATCAATGATAGAAAGCAAGTTTTGCAACTCCATCGAGTCCGCCGTAGCCTTTTCCTTTCGAGCATTCGTTTTTCGATTTGCTAGAAAAGTAACAGTAAAGCGGATCGCCTCTAATCCTCCTAATGCTCCTATAATTTTTAACCATTCGTCCATTTTTTTATTTGTATCACATTAACGCTCATTTTGGTAGCTCTTATTTAGTCAATAAAGCCTCGTTCACTGCGATCTGTACAACAGCAACAAAGTTAGTTCTCACATATTCTTTAATGCGCTCCGCCTCGTCTGTTGACAATTCGACTTCACCATTTTTATAGATTCTCTGCGCTAACTCTAATTCACCCAAATCGGCGGTTTTCTGGTAGATAGTATTACCTAACTCCTTACTGATATCGAACGTACTCTTATTCCCTTCGATGTCTGTTACTTCGATTTTTCTAAAGTCTATTTTCATAATGTTTTGTTATTAACCCATACCAAATAAATTATTTACTCCGCTTTGCATAGCTCCTGTTACAAAGATCCTAAAAGACCAAGGCGCAATTTCGGCCCTACCTTGACTTGCATAATTGATACTTATTCTTTTTGTGTAACTTGAGTTATTGATTAATACTATCATTTTTTGTGGACTAGCATCGCAGACACAAGCGATATAATTAGTATTTCCGGATAATATGATACAATCTACAGGTTGTCCATTACCTTTTGGATATACATGATAAACCCCTCCACTACCAACTCCATACACATGAAAGTATATTTCATTGGTATTGTAACCATAATACTCTATCGTTGTCATTTTACTGTGTCCAAATTCACCCCTACACCATAAATCTGATGTGTAAAAACGAAATGATCGCTTTTCTGTAGAATTATATCCTTGATGATATAAGTCACCCGAAACCCATGTTTTTGAAAAATTAATATTAAATGAAGATGAAACATCGTCACCAGAACCGGAAACATTAAAAGCGATTTTCCCCTGTATTTTCCCGTTATTATCAATCGCTTGTAATTCTTTAAACGTACCTGTAGCTCCGTCTAACTTCTTAACTTTTAAATTATCTACATCAATAAAATCAGTCACAATTTTACCGCTGGTAATAAATGTCTTACCACCGACTAGCATCGCACCTGTTGCAGGAAGTGAGAATTTTCCCTCTGCAGTCAGTTCTACTCCGGTTATATTATGTTTGATCGAACCGCCTTTCATTAACCAACCTTGCGTTTTAGCCAAGTTACCGATAAACAAACCGGATGTACCTAGCACATCAATAGTAGCATTCTGAGCTACTAACAACTGCGTAGCGACATTAATAAACTCATTAAATAGAGTCCATTTTGTTGAGTCAAAGGAACTAGAAGACGTATGACTTGTTTTACATGAATAAGTATTTCCATTATAAATGACCGTATCCCGGTATTGGGAATTATTCACGTATGCCGTACTCGCTTTCCATTCACCACGCGGACGAATAAGAGCACCGGGCAATCCTGTTGCTCCTTGTGTTCCTTGTTCTCCCTTATCCCCTTTATCTCCTTTGTCGCCTTTGTCGCCTTTCACCTTCGTCCACGTATAAACGGAGAATGTCGTGCTGTCTGCCGCCGTGAAGTCGGTGTATTGTCCGATGTACGCGCCCGGAGTCTCGCCATTGTTAGCGGTGAACGTCGTACCGTTATCCGAGTATTTGATATGCAGATAGGTAGTCTTGCCGTCCGCTCCCGTTGGTTCCTTGATACCTTGATCTCCTTTGGGTCCCTGCGACCCTTTCAACTGCACCCACTTGTATGAGGCGTATCCGGTTGGAGCGGTTGAGCTAGTTGTCACCGCAGTACCGATATAAGTATTCGGAGTATCAGACATCGGATTACCGTTCGAGTTGGCGGAGTACTTCACATGGAAGAACTGAGACGTGCCGGGAATGCCCTGCGATCCGGTAGGACCTGTTTCACCTTTAGGACCTGTCGCACCTGTTGCACCCTTATCGCCTTTATCCCCTTTGTCGCCCTTAGAAATATGCTTAAGCCAATCTGTGGCGGTTTCACTTGGTTCTTGATTGGTTTTATCTTCAATACATATATATGTACTCCCGTTATGTGTAACTTCGTCATAATAGAAATATGTTCCAGATTTCCATTCCCCTTTGAATGCCGTTACGGGCACTTCTGTAACCCCATCTTGCGAAAGTTGTTTGATGGTTCCAGTCATGTAGATATTACGTAAATACGCACTATGTCCGGTCATATCAAGACCGAATAGCTTTAAATTAGACAAGTCGCCTAGCTGCATAGCAATCATTTCCTTTGTAATTTCCCAACTGTTAACACCCGTCAGATAACGAACATAGCTTTGTGTCGAGTAGCTCGATCTTTGCCGATCTTTGTTTGTAAAGTTACCATACGAAACGAAGTGCATAGCCTTACAAGGGTGTGCGGTTGTATCAGAACGAAGCGAATATTTAAACGTAGAGTTACCCAGCTTTTCAGTAATACGAAAATACGCAGTCTGAAATCCGGTTGAGTTGTTGAATATACCTTTGCAAATATCGTCTACCTCTATTTCTGCTATTTCGCCCGGTTCGAGTTTGAGGTAGATAATCCGATTTGATTCGTCTATACGTTCGATGATCCCGCCGCCCGGAGCGTTCCACTCTTCACCCGAAACGATTGATACACGGTTGTAGCGTAATTCAGGAACTTCAAGGAAATCACGTAGACGAAGAGATTTTGCATCTATATGACCGTCTTTGCCAATCAGCCAACCGATTAAACCCTCTGCGTAGCCATTTGAAGATATATCACCGGAAAAAGTAGCTGATTTAGCAATCAGTTTATCAAGGACGTTAAGTATTTGCGTCGTTACCTCCGTTGCGGTTAGTATTGCCGTTTTCGTTGTATCGGCATCTATCGTCGTTGCGGTTAACGTATCCGTAGAAATACCCTTCGTTACGTCTAGCCCATTGTCAACAATTAAACCGCCTAACAATTTGATAAGGAATTGTGTTTCGTCTGGCGCTGTTTTGGATAAATACGAGTCTTTTAAAGCGTCGATAGCCGCATCTAGTTCCTGCCTTATGCGCAAAGAAGAAAACGTATTATCGTCGGTCAGTGCCGTATTATTATCGGTCAGAGCAATAATACGAGACTTTATTTCAAATAGGGAACGAAGAGACGAAAATACATTGTCATCGGATGATGTACGCCCATCGTCCATCTTTAATACATCAAGATCAACGCCGCCGCCATTTATAGGCGTTGGCGTTGTTGTACTAATACTTACCGAACCGGAATTGCGTAAATACTTATTCCGAAACGAATGAGGCACTTTCTTATTTTCTACTTCTATCATGTTTCTATTAATGATACGTTACAACTTTCATTTGCATAATCAATATTCATTTGATCGACGACCATTTCTCTTTTGAGGGAATTTTCGTAAATCCTAGACAGTATCGAAAAGCCACGATTCAAATTATTGCTGTATCTAAATTTTGGAGCTTTATAATGCGTATAAAACTTGTCTATTAGTATTTGTTCCGGCAATACATTTTTATCGTGCAACGGGCTATATACCGTTTTTAAATAATCAAATTTATCCCCTGATTGGGTAGCGCAATTTGAGTAAGAAGAAATATTTTTTGCGTTTGAATTGATTAGTAGTTCGATGTCGTCCATTTCTGTTACATTATTGTCGTTTATTACGTTGCTGTAAACTACGTCGGAGTCGTCAACTGCATTATTAAATATATCGTATGTAACTTTATTGTTAGTATACTTAAATGTGAAATCGGATATATGAAATGCAGTACAAGGGTGACAGCCCCCATCTGTTCGATACATAGGATATTTTCCTAAATGATTCGGAGTGCTTAATTCAAAACGTATCTTTCCGCATAGTATTTTATCATTCGGAAGTTTAATCGCGACTCCGTCCGTTGAGTCGTACAGATTAAATCTATAACTAACAGTATTCGTTAATCTCTTTTCATCATCGAAAACTTTATCACCTTCTTTGTTTATATGAACCAAATAGAAACCATCTTTAAGCGTACATTCGTCGTGATACCATTTTTCGACAAAAATATCTTCGCCGTTTTCCCTATACGCATAAACCTTATTTCTATCCTCGAACCCGCCGGAAGCCTTTTCACCGCTAGCTGAATCATACTCGCCCTTATTTACAAATCTCCAATCTCCAAATGCATCCTTATACCTATACCATGTAGCCCCTTTATAAGTTAAGTTATGCGTATTTTTATAATAACCTCGATTTACTCGATCCGTATAATACTTTTGATTTCTCCATACTTCACCATCATAATAGTAATCATCTATATACAATTTGCAAGGAACCATCGTATTATCAAATCCGGCGCCATATTTTGTATTAGAGTATGCTTCATCGGACGTTTTTATTATATCGTTTGGAAGAAAAGAACCGGACATTTTATAAGCGATATTTATTATGAAATATCCTCCTTTGAATAAAGAATACTCTCCGTTTTTCAATGTTAAAAGAGTCTTTCGAGAAGCGCTAATTATATTATACGCTTGCAGGAATGAAACGCAGGTTTTCCAACTTAAAGAAGACGGTTCCCCGTCCTCTGTTGTGTAGTCGCTGTACTTCTGCCATACCACACCAGAATATATATCATTAACATTGTCGATAGTCACCTCGACACCTTCCGCCGGAATATCAAGAAAGGAAAAACTCGGTATAAAATACCCCCAATTCTCTTTAGATTTAAAAAACGAATTAAGAAGAGTGTAATTCTTCCCGTCTATATCCTTACTAGATATATAGTATTTATTTGGATCGGAGTTTTGATTTACTATATCCTTTTCGTCGTCGAGCAACTCCGGGCATAAGTTGGTTATCTGATTCATATTAGCAACAACAGATACTTTGTTATACACATCACCAAGCGATATACTTCCCGCACTTTCAGATACGCCAATATTACGCACATTCAATAGTGCGGAAGGGATTGTTATACTTTCACATGTATCGCTTATTCTATCATAAACGAAAAAATGAAGCTCGTCGTTTTTGATAAAATCATAGTCGATCATATAATAAGCATCCTGATACTGAATGAACGTCATACCGATATATTTAGAGATTTCTTCTAAAACATCTCTACTATTCATCGGCTCGTTAGCCTCATCAAAGAAATTTCGTTCATGTATATAAATATCTTCTATCAAAGAAGTAGAAACATCTTTCGAGATTCTATTAGTTTTTTGAAAGTACAATTTGCTTAAAATCTTTCCGGGATCGGCAATATCAAGAATGTGCATTATTACATCTTTGAAACTTTTAAAATAGACCTCGGAAGAATTAATATAAGAGTACTTCTTATTTTCCAAAACGGAAATAGTATCGATTGCCTGTATCTCCACTATATTAAGCGGAGTAATATAATCGCTCGAATATAAATTTGGACTCATATATCCAAACCACTCTAAAACATCATCGGTTTTATTATACAAACGAACTTCTATATTTTGCCCTTCGGCTGTATATAGGTCTGATAAAATTTTATCTGTCAATATGCTTGTTACCGAATTAGACATTTTCAACGGCTTGTATAGAGTGCCCGATTCATACTCAACAGTAAACGGGCTATCTGTTAGGGTGAGTTCTTCGGAATACGTTGCAAATACCGTATGAATTTCGATTCTATACGTCTTATCTTTCCTGCTCTTAAACTCTGAATAATATCTTAGTTTCATCTTACTTTGCTTTTCTGATTATAATGATTACTCAAAACTCCTTCTAAATCTCTTCCATGTATGCGAAACGTTACGTTTGCGGGCTGATTTCCATTTTCTGCAGACGGTGCAATCTTTTGCGATAAGGAGCCATATAAACCGCTATTAAGCATTTGAAATAAATTACTTTGCTGTGATCCGTTTAGAATCATCTCGCCTGAATTGAGCAAAGCCGGAACTTTATCGCCTGTGAATGATGTGCCAGGCACAATACCACCCGTTGCAAATTTAGGAATGCTAGCCATTGCAGCAACAACAGAGAGGGCAGCACCCGCCGCCGCAAGCCATCCCACAAAAGGTATTTGAGCGGCAGAGTTCGCAGAATTAGCGGCGGCTTCGGCTGTTTTTGCTGTAGTTAAACTCATTATTGCCGGAATAGCTTGTGCGATACTTGATACAACATTTGCGCCCCATTGTAAATATGACGAAGCGCTTTCGTCAGTAACTGAGGTTAGAGCACTCATTACGCCGCCAACAGCCGATAGCGATTCGGCATACTCTTGATTCAAGTCTATATCCTCTTTTTTAAAGAGTGGATCGTGTTTAGGTAACTTGAAATCTTTTCCGTTCTTCCCATGTGTTGGAACTTTATCGTATGTAGGCTTAACGGGAATTGGCAAAGCACCGTCCTTCATTTCACCGTGAGCGATTTTAAATGCCTCCTGATCGACTACAAATTTTAGATTAATCTTTTTTTGCTCTAGCTCATTTATTGTTGCTTGAATCGTTGCACGCGCTTGCATGTCGGTTTCAGCAATCAGTTTTTTGTTTTGTGCTGCCAACTGAATATTTATCGCTTCAATACTATTGCCGCTTTCCTCTATTTGCAATTTTATTTTTTTTCGTTCTAGTTCGTTGATAGTAGCTTTAATTGTCGATTTTATTTGTACATCAGTCTCGGAAATAAGTTTTTTATTTAACTCTGAGATTTTAGTATCATACCACGCAACAGAATCTACTTTGGGAGTTTCTTTAGGAGCTGAACCTTTTAAACTATTTTGTAGCTCTAAAGTACGTTTATCGAAATCGTACATACGTTTCTTTAGATCATACGTATACTCGTAATTTTTTGTCATTTCTATTCGATTAGCATCATTGTCCTGATTGAGAAAATTCTGCTTTTCGAGTTCTGCGTTCTGCTGAATAAATATTCTTTTTTGTGTTTCTAAATCTTGAAGTTTTTGCCGCATTTGCATTTTAGTTTCTCCGGTAAATTCATTAGTATCACCTTTTGTGGAGTTGATTTTGCCTCGCATTAGATTCATTTGCTTATCATACTCTAATAGTTGCTTTTGATAAGCAGTAAGAGCACTTTTCTCCTTTCTTGTTGAAAAGTCATTATTATTAATAGATATATATTTATGTATATCATCAATATTGAAATCTTTGCGTCCTGTTCTAGTATTCAAAGATTGTATCAATTCTTTTTCGGCACCTGATAACGTATCGTCTACATCTACTTTAAAATTATCTTTTAAAGATTGGAGACTTTTAAAAGCGCTTTCGCGTTCTTTACGACTTTTTGTAGTATCTCTAATTATTGATTCAAATTTGGTAAATTGGGTTTCGAAAATCTTATTATTAAATCCCATGGATAATTTAGCATCGGCTAATGAATCACGCAAGGCAGATAGATTCTTCATATTAGAGATGGTGCTTAATATACCATTATTAAAAGCTTCGAAACTTCCAGATGATAATGATTGAAAGAATATATCAACAGTTCCTTTGCAAGCATTTAGAGTATTATCAAATTCATCACTGGTTGATTGAGTGGAACGAATTACTTTCATGAAAGACTCACCCGCCCCCATAGCTAGTCCCACTCCGGCAGCAAATTTAGCTATTCCCGCCCCGGCAGATTTAGCCATATTGCTAATATCACCCTGAAAGCGATTTACACTACCTTTTGACTTTTCCAAATTCGCGTCGAAGTCATTCGTTTTAAGTAATAGTCGTGTTACTATATCAGACATCTTTATTCGTGTTTAATTGTGATTCAAATGCTTTCGCTTTAGCTCTAAGCCGTTTCATATCCTCGTTAGTTACGCTAGTATCTTTCTTCTCTTCTTCATCCCACGGGAAGCGGAGTATGTCGGTTTGCTTTAGCGTCTTTGTGCTATTCGATTGTGCTATGATGTAGCCTAGCAATCTAGTTTGCTCCCATGACTCGCGATTGCGTCGATTCAATCCGTCTAGAAACGATTCGACCTCGATAAAGCTCATTTTATCGAGGAAGTAATCAGGAGCGATACCGCCCTCTCCGACAACACGCGAATAGAGTTCGCGGATACTTACTGCTTTTTCTTCCGCGTCGTCACCTTCTTTTTTTTTACGTCATTTCCTGCCGACTGCGAACGTAGTTTAATCTCGTCCAGAAGAAGCGCTTTAAACTGATTGAATAATGTCAGATCGCTTTCGCACGAATCTATAAACTCGTCAAATTCCATTGTGAACGATTCGTTATTTGCAAGTAGGAACGAATAAAACAAAAGAAATTCGTCTATCATTTTACCGAATTGGAACGGATAGCCGGATAGATTTTCAAAGATGAAGAACGCCCGAAGCGAGTATTTCAGTATAAATTCTTTCCCGTTAATTGATATTGTTTTCATTGAGAATAGTTTTAGAGCGGCAAAACGCCGCCCATGATTACTTACTAGCAGGTACGGTAGTTTCTTTTTTAAGCGGTCCCGTACCTTCAAAGGAAATTGAGAAAGTCGCTTTGTCTCCGTCTGGTGCATTCGCTTCTAATGAAGTAATAATCGCCTTTCCTGTGTAGGAACCGGGAGAAAGCGTCCACCCCGCAGTGGGCATTTCGTTTTCATTCGCATTAGTTATAACGCCAAAACTCAACGTAATAGGTTTATGTTCAATAAACAAGGCAAACAACTTGTCGTAGCTATTCGCGTCAGCGTCAGCACTAAACAAGTTATCACTCGAAGCGTTCCAAGACAGTTTTTTAATGTCCTTTTCCGTCCAAATGCCGGAGTCCTTACTTTGCGTGTCGATAGTTTCAGCCGACAAACCTAATTTGCAGGAAGTCGCCAAAGCTAGCGCCTTAGCCTCTACAAATAACATTAGGTCTTTTCCTAATACTGCTTTTGCTTTACTCATAATTTTAATCGTGTTTTATTTGTTAGTTATTCTGTTTTAAAAGAAAATACGAGACATTGAATGAAAGTATCTTCAATAAAATCTTCGTCCGCACTCATTAACTTTGCGTCGATCACATCGAAACTGTCGTAGCTTCCTCGCTTATTCTCTAATGCCTTGCGCACTTCCTCCGCGATAGTAATAGAGTTCAGATAATTGTCGCTAGCTACAACGATCTCAACCGAAACAGCATCCCCGGTCCCGTAACGATCTTTGGTGTACTCTGGAACTAGAGAACTACGTTTGTAGATTACGAACGGAAAAGATGTCTCCGTTTTGGTTGAGATCGCATAGATTTTATCAGTAACCAACTTTGCCAACTCCGTAGAATCGCTTAGTCTCTTATATACGTGTGCGCCTATTGATAAACTCATTTCTTTTTATTTGCTACTTTCATTATAGAATCAATAATATTTTTCTCTAGTGAGTCCTCCGCTTCTTTCTGCTTCGATTTGACCGCATTAGAAAAGAAGTGAGAAGCATTTATAATACCTCTATTCGCTCCTTTTTTGGTAGCTCGTTCTTTCGTTCCAGATTCAAACCATTTCAGCATATATGCTCGCGATCCTTTCTTTCGTCTGTCGATTAAGTCAACACGTGCGCCGGAGGCATTACGGTAAACAGCTATGTTTATCTCATTCTTTAACGGCTTGAATGTCGAACCATTCTTTGTACTCGAAAACTCCGCGTCTGTAACAGCAGAAACTAAATTTTCCTGCGCCTGTTTGCGAATGATGAGAATAGACCTTCTTAATGCTGATTTGATCGCTTTCTTTGCTTCGTCGTCATTTAAACGGTCTAGCAATTCGTTTACCTTTTTCGCGTCCACTTCGACGCGATATAAGTTCCGTCCGGTGTAGTTATCATTACTCATTGATTACCTCCGCTTCTATAACCGTTGCCTGTTGCTTCCGGTCGTGATTGATAGATAGAATCTTGTATTTCTGCCCGTCGTATTCGATCCGCATTTTAGCGTTGACCTCTTTACAAATGCGAATCATTATCGTGTTTACGGTCGTATTATAGATTTCGCCGTTAGCCTCCTTTCGTGCACCAGACTTAAAACGGATATACGCACGCTTATCGAATACTTTCACCCAACTTTCAGATGTACCGCCGAGGCTATCCCGGATTGATTCACTACGATAAAAGCCTATCATTTCGTTTAATAATCCCGCTTGCATTATGTGTATCTTTTTAAAGGTTGCAGTAATAGTTCTACGTGTCCCGATATTACTTGTGGTGTGGCAAATGTAACCGATTCACGATTAGCATAATAGTTCGCAATAAGTATGCGGATTGCGTGCCAAATACGACGATCAATTTTCCCCTCCTTTGCAAAACCTTCCAACGGAGCGTTTAAATACGCCTCTATTGCAAGTTGAACGGGTTCAATAAGTTCGGTTATATATGTATCGTCCGTATCAAAATCGACATTTAAATGCTGTTTGAGTTCTTCGAGTGTTACGTATTGTGGCATAATTATAAGTATGAAAAAAGGCTAAGGCTATGAAGCCAAAGCCTTTTCGTTTTTAAGTAGTTAGTAGTGTGTTATGCTTTTGCAGCTTTTGCAACCGCTTTCTTCTTCGCGATTGCGAATGCCTCTGGGCGAGCTACAACAATATCATACTTTGAGTTTAGCGTAAACTTCGTTTCGTTAGTGTCTGCTAGAGTCACATCGTCAATAGTCATTCGAATTTTTCCCCATTGACCGATACCAACGTTCGAAAAGACACCGAAGCCGAGTTCATCCGCACCCATGTAATTAGTCATGTACACCGGATAGCCATTCATCATCCCGTCTTTAAGAACCATTTCGGGAGAACCTTCTTCAATACGTGTAGTTTTTAATTTACCGCACATTTTCGGACTGCAAATATATGCTGCCGTTCCGTCAGTAACATCTACGTTTTCATCCATTACTGCGGTTTCTAGCGCTACAACGTCCTCGAATGTGGGAGCAACTTCATACTCCACTGTTGGAGAATCTTTCACAAACACACCTTTTGAGGCAAGTCCCTGCTTTTCTCCGGCAAACATAATCTTATTCAATGTACGAGCAGTTGACAAAGACAATTGTTTAACGGTGACATCAAACAAAGCATCGTTTGTCTGATCAATTGCGTCGTTAGACAATGGGATAGAAATACCCAAACGCCACGGATGCGCCTTTAAATTACCAATATCCAGTTTTGTCGGATTTATTTTGGTGTTCTCGCCTTCAATTGTAGCTTCTACAGCTGCCAATGTAGGAAACATCAATTCGCCAATCAAACCGTATTGCATCTTAATACCCAACTTATTAACAATAAGCCCCTTTTCAAGCGGTTCGATAATATCGCCGATTGTTGTCGGGATCATCGGAGCGGCATCGGTTGAACTTGTTCTTACAGGATCACCCTCCGCACGCATAGAGAAATTAAGCCCCTTTGCATCAGCAAAATTCCCGTATTCTTCCAAAGAACGATGATTGCAAACGTCATATAAAGCCTTTGCAAAGATAGCTCTTTTGTTTTCCGGAAAAATTGCAGATTTGCTACTTTCCAGACTTCTAAGAGTCTCGTCGATGACGATCTGATTTTTACGAATCATTAACTCGTTGAATTTAGTCTGCTCTTCGTCTGTCAGACTTCTTTTTTCTGTTTTTGCTTGTGATAACAGTTTTCTCATTTGCTCTTTAAGCAGAGCTACTTCTTCTAGTTTTGTCATGTCAAATAAATTTTTCTAAGTTTTCTATTTCGGATAAATAATCACTATTTGTGTCACCATTAAGAAGCTGTTCTATATTTTCAAGGCTTCTAACTGTTACATCTGTACCAAAAAAGGCAGGGTCTGAAACAGGGGAAATATCAGATATATAATCAATCTTGTGCACTGTACGCAACAGCATCCCATCTTTCATCGTATATGAGACTTTACTTTTATCCTTATCATCAGTGTAATAAGCGAAAGACGATCCGAAGATGTCTCCCCGTTTTATCATTTCATAAGCAAAATTCCCGTCGCTAGTACATGGAGCCTCGAATCGGTATTTCAAGCCATATTCATCAAAATTTAATTCGAGTGACCCGGAACCGTAACGGCATCTAGCCAAAAGCCTATGTTTATCGTGTTCTAGTACCGCCTTTATATCGCATCGGGTTATAAGTTCTTCGGTTGCTGCACCATGTTCGATAACCTCAATAAAAAAGCGTTTCCTTTCCTCGTCATACATCACACGACTTTCTTTCCCAAAAACAACAGCGTACCCCTCAATAATTCTACCCTCCGATAATTTGGGTGCGCCTAGCTCTGTAAAACTCCTTATTTCCATTGCTTTTTACTCTATGTTTTTTCGTTTGTTTTTGGTAGCTCATCTTTTTCGCTACTAATCTCACCTTTAATCTTAGGAGAGTCAATCGGAGCAACATTACAGGACATAAACGCAATGTCACCGCCATTTATAGGCGCTTTATCTTCACGGCATACACGCCATTCGTTCACCGTTGACACGCCGTATTGTATCTCCTTCTCCATACAAGCCGTTTGTGTGGCTATATCTGTTTTATACAAGGCTTTACGGTCAAATTCTATTTTATAAATACTAGAGACAGTTCTAGGTATCAACTTTGCATTAAATTCAGCCTCAATACGACACAATATAGGATCGAGCGTGTCAGACAAGAAAGCAACTTGACTCATTTCAGAAGCCTTGTAATTAGTAGATTGTCCGGAAAACACCTTGTCTGGATGAACACCATAAAAACGGCAAATATCGAATACGGAAAACTTTTTAGTTTCTAGTAGCTGAGCGTCAGCCGGAGTTATTGAAAGTTGTGTAAAAGTCATGTCCTCGCTCACGGAAGTTATATCCCTTCCGTTATTAAAGTCTTTTTCCACTCGGTCCGCTACGTCGGAAGTCTGTTTGTCGCCAACAGAAGAAAGTCCCTTTCCCCCACCTTTAACACCAGAAATAATACCTTTAATCTTACTCCCATTCTGAAAAGTACGCAAACTCTGATTATCAGCGCTAGCAGAAACAGAAAGTACCGTACTTGCATACGTGATCGTACTAACACCTGTATACCCACCATCGAGACTCTTATTTTTCAGATGGATAATACTTTCAGCCGGATAAGTACCGTATATCTTATTTATTACATCACAAATAGTATATTCGTCCCTGTATATATCGTATGTAACAGAGTTATTTGAGCAAAGTATTAATTCTGCCGTATCTCCGAACATTCTCTTGATAAAGATATATGAATTACCACGATTAACCATTTGAATAATCGCATTGCATATTAAGTCGTAACTGTTCATGCGCTTATTCGGTTTTTTAGTCAGCAGATAATGCAACTCGTTTTCGGCATCTACCTTGTAGTTTCCGGCATCTTCTTTACGTTTGATGTATAGCGGCAGAGAAGCAATAGTACCAGAAAGAATATCGGTACATCTAAACGCAGCCGATAACCGCATAGCCTGTTCGGGAGACTTTACCGAAACAGGTTGTTCCCTAGCTGTTTTATCTCTAACTTCTACTATTTTTTCCTCTTCGGACGGTAGAGATCGTTTTTCCTCTCTGTTGCGTCCTATTCTTAAATTAAGTTCAAATGCCATAGTCTTATCGTGTTACTCGGTGTAATTATTGAATAAATGAAATGTCATTAGGTTTGTTATCGTCGAATCAATTTTTGCGTTATGCGTTTTCTTGACTGGCTTTTTATTCATGTTCCGATCTTCGTCTAGTACTGCGTTTGAGAAGCAGTACGGCGTAATAGGGTTCGGATCGAATGTGATTTTATTCCGATACAAGGCTAGTTCAAACGATTCTATCGGACTCGTAAACGTCCCGTATGTCTGTTTGACAGGCTTAATATATTCGCTTGCACTACCGACCGAATAAGAAAGTAGATTCACAAATTCAGCCGATTTATACGGATCATAACCGATACCCATAATTTGCAAATACTTCGCCCGTGATAATATATCGTTTACTATTTGCTGATAGTCGATAATATCGCCATCGCAAAGAATCAAATACCCTGCTTCCGCCCAACCTTCGTAGAGTTCCCGATTCGGATGATCCTTTAAAGCTCCTTTCGGAAAATAGTAATCCGTATACGAATGAAAAGAGCCGCTTTCTTTCGAATAGATATTATAAGTAACCGAAGAGAAGTCGTCTCGAACGGACAAATCAACCGCCACCATCGTAAGCGGATAAGTACCAATATTTTCTATTCTAATATCTTTGAATCGTTCTTCGATCTGCTTTGCCTCAATCCATTTTGTTGTTTGGTCGGTAGTAAATACGTTAAGTAACTTTGTTCGAAACTCTAGCGCGTCCGGTGCGCTATATAAAGCCTTCTGGTATGCGTCGATATAGAAATCTTCATAAACAGTTATACCCATGTGTGGTTGCACTTTACGCCACGTTGCCGGATCGCCTTCCTCGTCGTCTACGTCTGGCTCAAAGATGTGTGCAAATATGGAATCATTTTCAATCTCACCTCGTAGGATCGATTTATACATTTTGAGCATTTCGACGAATGGAGCCGTTTCTTTATCGGATGCGGTCGTAATTACTACGGTTAAAGGGTTGAGCCGTGCGCCCATTGAGGAAGTTAATACATTCTTCAATGCGGCGCTATCGGCTTGTGAATACTCGTC